TCAAGATTCGTAACGTCGAAGGCTATCGCAACTATGATAAGTCGGAGTTTGAATCTCCTGCTGCATTGTTCAATGGCGATGACGCTCAGATCGAAAAGGTTTGGAAGTCTGCATATTCGCTCAAGGATTTCTTGAAGCCAGAAAACTTCAAGTCATACGATGAGTTGAAGGCGAAGTTGGACAAGGTTCTTGGTGCTGGTGGCGTGACTGGCGCAACTGCAAAGCGAGTTGATGATGAGGAAGCAGCCGCTCCCGTCATTCGCTCTGCTCCAGCCAAGAAGGTCACTGCTGAGAATGTCAGCGTCGAAGATGACGACATGGCGTTCTTCGAGAAACTTGCTGCTGAGTAATTTCGATTAGAAAACCGTAGATGTTTTCAGGGGGACTTCGTGTCCCCCTTTTTTCATTACACAATAATTGACGAAGTGAATGATGTTGGATGAGAGAAGTCTTTTGATATTGCTCTGACAAAAGAGTTTTCGCTTGAACGCGAAGATGCTTTTGATACTGGTTGTTTTGGTGCTTCAATTGGTTTTTGTGGACCAGCATTGTTATTATTCACCACTACTGGTGCTGGTGCTCGTGCCGCTTGTGCAGTCATTTGTGATGATGCGAGTTGAGCAGAACCTTGGGCAACTTGATTTCCTGTTGTATTTGGCATAGGAGACAAATTATTATTTGGTGCTGCTTGTGCTGCAAGTGGTGCTGCTGGTGCTGTTGGTGCAGATGGGGCTGGCGTTACGTTATATGATGAAGCCGTTGCAGATGCTGGTGGTCCCATGGCTGCAGGAGTTGCAGCAGCAGAGTCAGACACAGAAGGTAATGATTCTTTTTGTGTTTGAGCAGTAATTGGAGCTGGAGGTGGAATTGATTCAGATTTACCAGTCTCCAAATTGACCATGTTACCTTTTGCATCAGCAACCAATGGTTTTCCGTTTGGATCTGGATTATCTGGAGTAGGTGCACCCTCTAGTGGCTGAACGTGCCATGGTTCGTGACTAAGAGGTCTTGCCAATCCAAACATTGCAAGGAATGAATTTGTAGTGACCTTTTGACCATTGTATGTCATTCCATTAATTGCATCAATTGCTGCAGCACCCTTACTATTGATGTCAACTGCAGTACCACGATTATGTGCACTACCCCTTCCACCTAAAGCAATTGGCAACGCAACCCATTTACGAGTCATTTTAATTAATTCTGCTTCCGAAGCATTTGGATTCGCAGCTTTCATAGAATTATATTTCGCAGTCCACAATTGCATCTGTTTATCATCAGATCGATATCCAGATGTAATCATAAGTGTTTTTCCAGTCACTTCTTTAAACGCCTGTGCCATTCTCGCAACACGATCTTGCATGCCTTTTTGAATCCCACCAGTATCGACTCCACTCTGCTTTGTTGTGACTTGATCTAGTTTTGGTGATGGACCAGAGAATATGTTAGCAACTGAACTGGCAACCTGTTTTGTGCCAGTAACAACACCTGCGCCAACTTCTTTCGCTTTCTCTACTGCGGTTTGCACGAATGTTCTTGGTGGTGGAGAACGAGGTGCTGGTGCAGATGCAGCGCCCACGGCTGCAGGAATTGCAGCTGCAGTTGTCGTCGCAGCAGCAACTGTTGAACCACCAGGAAGCATGCTCTTGTCTAGAGCCGCAACAGGAACTGCCCCTCTTTCGTTAACTGGTGTTGGTTTTACTTCACCAGTGCTTTTTGTTGTTTGTACCTTTACGTCATATAATTGTTTTTCAGCATCTGATAGAGCAGAAAACTCTTGCCACAATTGATACAGATCATACGCCATCCACAAACTACCAGCAACAGTTGCCGCAGCACTAATCCAACCAATGCCAGGTACAAGCGCCATTCCACCTGCAAGCGCGAGTCTCGCGCCAATCTTCGCAAATAGTTTAGGTGCTCTTTTTTCGACAAATTTTAAGAAAAGATCCCATGCTTTTGACTTAACATTTTTCACAACTGCAGTTTTTGAAACTTTATTGACTACAGCAGCACCAGCGATAGCACCAGCACCACCAGCAGCTGTTGCACCAGCTTGTAATTTAATATCTCGTTTCTCAGCAGCGATCTGATCACCAACTGCTTTTTTCTGCTCTGGAGTTTGTGCTCCCATTGCTTGTTGTTTCAGAGCCTCACCACCTTGAACTTCTAGGTTGGGATCTCTTAACGAATCGATTGCTTGATATGCGAGAAAACCACCAGCGGCTGCACCTGCTAGTGCACCAATACCACCAAACATTCCTCTTCCACCACCTCTCGCACCACCTCTCGCACCACCACGACCACGTCGGCGACCACCTCCACCTCCACCTCCACCCAGTCCCCCTAATGCACTTCTTGCGAGTAGCATGTTCAATTTATCGTGAACAGAAAGTAGACCAAGCGTTGGTGTTACACCATTTAATGAAGAAACAGCGTCACCAGTCCTATTCATCAATTTCTTAGAATCTAGGTCACCAAGTTTATCTTCTAGATACTCTCTGAGTTTAACTAATGGTTGTTCATCTGCACCGATTGCTGCTGTAAGTGCTGCTGTTCTGGCTGCGTTTCTGCCAGCTGTGGCTTCCTTTGCCGAAGCCAGTTTGTTTGTAGCAAGATTTCTATATCGACCACCACCAGACATGCGTGGGTCAAAGGTATATCCTGACTTAAGAGATGGCTTTGTGAGAGCTCGCTCAATATTTTGAACCATTCTTTGCGTAATAATGACATTACGAAGAATCAGTGAAAGTGGTTTTGCTAGTTTACCTACACCACCGCCACCACCACGCTCACCCTTCTGCTTTTTATCTAAATCAAACTTTGCGCGAGCTTCTTTAACTCGTTCTGCAGATTCCATTTTCTCAAGACCGAGATTTTTAAATAAATCACCCAAGTCTTTACCCAATAATCCTTCGAAAAACGCCTGTCTTTTTCCAACAGTGCCTTTCATTGCAATGGCATATTCTTTTGCTATTTCTTGTCGTGCTTTTGCGGATGCATAGGCACCGCGAATGAGACCTTTCCCTTCTCTCGCTTTAGCTGCTTCTGCTGATGCAACTCTTTCAAAAGCGTCTTCGTTTCCTCGACTCATTCTTTTATTGAGATCGTTCAAAACGCCTTTTTTAATTTTGTCTACGTCTAATTTCTTTGCCATTTATTTTATCTTTTGCGTTGCATCTCTATCATCTTCATTTTTTCGTTTTGTTCCTTTATCATTTCCTGCAGCATAGTTATATAAATTTGCTTTTCCCAAGGTATCAAATTCTCTAATTCAGTTAAAGAATATTTGTGATGCTGCATCAACGAGAAATTCGTTGTATAATAATTTTTCAAATCGTCATAACCAAAAATTAATCGAAAAAACTTAGAATACCCTCCACGTTAACATTATGTACAAACCCACATTTACCGCATGCTAATTCTTGTTCTAGAACAACACGAGGGCTGGTTAAGAAGAATTGTTTAATGTTTTGTACCTGATCGATTGTTAGATTATCGAAAAACGTCATGAGTTCTTCTTTGATAATATCTTCTTTTTTGTATATCTGATTTTCATCATAGATGTAGTCGAGATATTCTGCAATAACCTCATAGCCACCATCTTCGAATTTGTCATCTAGTGCAGCTTGAGGAATCGTGATTGATGGATAATTAAATTTAACGCCAACATTTTCCGTCAATTTAATAATGCTTGAGTGATTTTCTGTTTCTACATACTTAATGTTTTTAAGTAATAGTTCAAACTCAGTATTGTGGCCACATGGCTGATCTTCTACAACATTATTGCATGTGTAGACCATTTGAGCCGTTTCACCAACTGAGTTGATTCGTAGATGAAGAAAAAACATCTCAACGTCAAATGTTGGAAGGTTATCTACGTCGATCTCATCTAAACAACAATTCGTGATGATTTGTTTAATCGTCGATGCAATCTCTTTTAAATCCTCTGATTCTTTCGCCATTAAAAGAAGTTTTTCTTCTTTTACAAGGAATGGTCGAAAACGAACGTTCTTATCTAAGGACTTCAAATACACTTCATGTATAGGATGTTCAATTTTTGGCAAAGGCATAATTTACTCCATATTTTAAAGATTACCAGCCACCACTTGCACCACCACCAGCAAATCTTCCACCTCCACCACCTCGGAAAGGTGGTGGAGTGGTTTGCGGTAATGATGCTGGACGTTTATCAATAACAGGCGGTGTCGAACCAGAAGCAGTTGGTGTTCTATTTTGTTGTGGTCGTGGTGCAGGCATTGGACTTTCTAATCTAGGTCTCGATGATTGTTCTAATTCACCAGTTATCCAGTATTCATATCTAAAAGTCACAGCGAGGCGATGAATGCTATCATCAGCCCAATTCATATTCATTGGAGCGATCGCTGTCGGAAATGCTCCGAAAAAAGAAACTTTATAGATGACAGAAGTAGGTTCATAAATTGGCACAGCTGCTCTCGCACGCGCTGCTTTTTCATCTATTCCAAGACTTCCAAAATTAGCAGCTGATGTATCTCGAGCAATGCCAAGGCTTCCAGGTGCAGCTGTTTTTGAATCTCGTGCGATACCTAAACCTGCGTTTTCTGTAGAAACTTCAGAGAATTGATTAATCTCAATTTTAGGAGACGTATAAGAATCTTTATAATTTGGATTATAGTTATTGATTGGAATAACTAAATTCATCCAACGATCAAAGAGTTTCTTTTCCCAAAAATCTCCTGTGCATACAAACGTGAGTGTTAAGTCGGCAAAGGTTGGGAATGTCGCAACTGGATTAGCAACGCCATAGTAACGACCATCAACCGTATTAACTGTGTAACCTGGTAATTCTGTGGCTTCACACTGAAAGCGAAGATCAGACGCATTTATCTCCAATCCTGGTGGAGCGATGATTCGAACATCAAACTTGGAAGTTTTTGCAAAATCATCATGTTTTGCGAAATGTGAACGAAATGTGTCTACATTAAATGCCATTAGGTTTTATACACCATTTTCTCGAACGGAAGAAATATTGCTGTTTCCCAGTTATCTGGTTCAACGTAAATAATCGGCGACATGATATGGGAAAATAGATATCGCTTTATGCATGGTTCAATCAATCGATACCTTCGTGATTTAGAGAGCAAATCATACGACATTCTAAATCTTGTAGTATCGTCATATTTATCGTTGTTTATGAAGTCATGTAATCGATCCAGAAGCAATAGGCGATTGTATGGGTCGAGATAATGAAGATTTAATCCGAGGAAGCCATCGCTATAGATGTCCATAGGAATCACGAGCGGAAACTTATCCCAAACTGGCAGTTCGTCTTTAAGTTTCGGATCGTAGTGATACAGATACATCTTTCCGATAAATGCCTGAGGCGAGACTCTACTTGAATCGTTGAGGATGTTAGATCGATTGGATGGCATTCGAAGTTTAAAAAACTTGTTTTGTATCCATGCGCGAGCCTGTGCTGTTCTGGGTTTGATCCCATCAGCAGTCATTTCTTTACTCAGTTTATCAAATAGTGATGGCATTAGATACCTAAATTTTCTTCGGTGATAACTTTAAATTGCCAGCTCCTGTCTTTGCAATATTCGACAGCAGCCTTCCATTTCGCCTCATTTACACCCCAAGTCATAACCTCATTGATGTATCGTTTAGTTATTTTGCTTCTCTTTTCTGGAGGTTTAGCCTGACTTTTTGGCTTAACTTCGAGAATCATCGCCTCGAGGATCCCTTGTTTGTTCCGAACTCGCACGAAAAAGTCTGGAAAATAACGATGCCAACGATTATCTACTGGGGATAAATACGGTATTACAATCTCTTCATTAGACCATTCTACAACACTCGAGTTTGTATCCAAGTGCACCATGACTCGGCGTTCCCAAAGCGATCTGTACCAGATGTTTGTGGGATCACCTAAATATTTATTGGTATTTTTAGGACTAAATTTACCGCTGTATGCCATCACTTATTTATAGGAACATTTAATGGCTCAACAATCACCTGTAAGCCAACCAACTGTCACACGATCAAACGCACAAACGCCCTCGCCGACAAACGGGAGCCAACGACAGACAACTGGTCCGCAAAGTAAAGCAGAAGGTTCTTCTTATGAGTTTAACGATCTTAGATTCCCTTTAAATGTGGGTACAGTAGAAAAACATCTTCACTGGATTAAATTTATTCCGACTGTTCAAAACAAGTCTAGTTATAATGTAAAGAAGGCTGTTACGGGTGGTCTTCAGCAGTATAGCACGGCAGACGGAAATAGAATTGGCGGTAATCAACTTGGGCGATCCACAGATCCATTAAATGGTGCTGTCGCTGCTGGTTTTCTTGGAGCGGGTTTAGGTGTAATTGGTGCAGTTTCTGCTGCAGCTGATGCGTTAAGTGATCCTGTTCGTGCAGCCTCTTTTGGCACTGCTGCAATCGGAGGTGGCATCGGTGGTGCTGCGATTGGAGCATTTGCAGGAGCAGTTATTGGTTCTATTGACTTAACTCGCAAAACTCGACGCGCTGCGGGGTCAATTGGTCTTTACATGCCTGATACAGTGAATCAAACGGTAGTGAATGATTATGATCAGGTAAGTTTGACACAGGCATTGGGGACTGCGGGATTAGTTATGCAGGCTGGTGAGAGTCTCATAAATGATATAAGTAATGCCAACATCACAAATATCGGTCAAACTCTAGGATCCTCTGCTGGTGGTACAGAAATCAAAGGTGCACTAGCAGAAAAAACAGGAGCGTTTGGTCAAGGAATCACAGATGTTCTTTTGTTCTCTGCGGGTTATGCACAAAACCCTCAAGTAGAATTGCTCTTCAAATCAATTCAAAATAGAGAGTTTCTTTTCGACTTTAAATTTGTTCCACGAAACAAAAAAGAAGCAGAAACGATAATTAAGATTATTCAAGCATTTAGATTTTTTGCTGCACCTGAAATTCCTGAAACAGGTGGTGGTCGTTACTTCGTACCACCGTCAGAATTTGATATTGTTTTTATGCTAGGTTCTTCAAGAAATCCAAATCTTCCAAACATATCAACTTGTGTTCTTCAGGGTATCGATATAAACTACGGAAGCGCAGGACAGTGGACTGCATTTAAAGATGGTATGCCAGTTGAAATTTCAATGCAGCTTCGATTTAAGGAAGTCGAAATCATGCACAAAGATCTCGTTAAACAGGGTTACTAATGAAATACTTCGAAAGTTTTCCTGGAACAATCTATACATTCGACAAGAATACACTAAACAACCAAGTTGTTACAAATATTCTTGCTCGTTCTACTTTTTTGCGAGAGGTGGCGAACAATACATCTCTCGCATATGAGTATAGTGTAAAAGAAACCGACACTCCAGAAATTATTGCTCATAAACTTTATGGTGATGCGTATCGCAGCTGGATTATTCTTCTTTACAACCAAATTATTAATCCATTCTACGATTTTCCGCTAACAACTGATGCGTTAGACGCATATATTCAAAACAAATACAATCAAACGATTAATGAAGCACTTACAACGATTCATCACTACGAGAAAGAGATAACTAAAGAATCCATTTACAATGGATTGCTAATTGATAAATCAGTTGAAACGCATATTATTGGCGAATATGATGTCGATTATTCTGATAATTCTATCACACCAGCCACACTTCCTGGTACTGCCGATACATCATTAACAGTGAGCACAGAAACTGTTGCATATCCAGATTACATCTTGAAGATCACCACAGTAAATAAAGCAATCTCAAATTATACAAATGAATTTAATATTAATGAATCCAAACGAACAATCAAAATTCTTAGCGAAAAGTACGTTCAAAGAGTTGAAGATGAGTTCAGGAGTTTAATGGCTGATGGCTGATAATAATGGTGTCTATAACTCAAAAGACTATAAGATTATAAGTCTTGAGTTAATAAATTCTGGTGGACAAACGATTGATTTGCGCAATATTTTTGTTGAGATGCAAATTTTTCAGGACATCTATTCATCTGTGATGAATGGAAACATCATGATTCAAGACGGTAATGATACGTTCAGCAACTTTTATATGTGCGGTAATGAATATCTTAATGTCATTGCTTTTCTCGGAAGCCGTGTCATTAATTGATAGATATGTTCTAAAAAATGCATATGGAGAATTAAACCATGTCTCGTTCTTAGAATTCTTAAAGCTAATAACAGGTTTAAATTTGT